AAAATCATCGGCGGTAGCGGTATCGCCGGTTGGGGTGCAAAGATTCTGACAGCCGGTAAGGGAGTCGTGACCGGTCTTATCGGAAAAATCGGAGGAATTGCAGTGAAATTCCTGCCCGCAATCGGCGCAACACTTTCCAAAATCGTCACCGGCATCGTCGCGGCAATCGGCGGTTGGCCCACGGTTATTATTGCTGCTGCGGCTGCAGCTATTGCAGCAATCGTTATCTGGATCAAAAACGGCGGCGGCGAGGTTATTCAGGGCTTCATCGACGGCGTAAAGGAAAAATGGGAGGCCGTGAAACAGACCCTCCGCGATTTCGCTGACCTCTGGATCACCGGCTTTAAGAATCTGTTCGGCATCCATTCCCCCTCTACCGTCATGGCAGAACAGGGCGGATACGTCATGGATGGCCTGTTGCAGGGCATCACCGATAAGTGGCCGAAAATCTCCGAATTTTTGTCCAACGGTGTTTCGGATTTGCTCGATATGCTGTCTAAGGGTTGGGACGACATCACGACCAACGCAAAAGACAGTTGGAAGAATCTGAAATCCAATGTGGCTACCGCTTTTGAGAACACCAAGACCAAGATCCAGGACACCGCTACACAGATCGGAAGCAACCTCAGATCGCGGTGGGACGATATTCGATCTAACGCACAGACGACGTGGTCGAATGTCAAAACGACCATTTCCAACGCGTTCAACAACGCCCGGACATCTGTAAGTAATACAGCCTCCAATATGCGCTCCAACCTGAGCAGCACTTTCAGCGGCATCGTTTCCAATGCGCAGACCGCATGGGGCAATCTGCAGACTGTGACGAACAACCGTTTCTCCAATTTGCGCACCAACGTTCTGAACGCATGGCAGAATCTCCGCACTAACCTGAACAACGTCAAGTGGAACAACGTGGGCCACAACCTTGTCGCGGGTTTGAATAACGGTGTTGCCGGTGCTTGGGGCGGATTTATGAGCAACGTTTCCAACATGGTCAACAACCTCATTCGCCGGATCAAGAACCTGTTTGGTATTCATTCTCCCTCTAAGGTCTTTGCCGAGATCGGTGAATTTCTGGATGCGGGTCTTTCCGTCGGTATGGAGAATGGCGAGCGCGGCCTGCTGACCACCGCAAAGAACATCGCAACGGCGGTAACGGACGGCATGACCCCGGACACTCCCAACGTCCAAATGAATGTTGATAGCGTCGTCGGCAGTATGCAGGCCATTATCAGCAGCCTCGGTTCCTTGGCTGTGACCTTCCAGACGATTGCATCTGCTTTGAACAGCATTGGTGGCTTTACATTACCCAACATTGCCGCTGGTAAGGTTGTGCCGTATCAGACGAAGGTTGCCGCAAACACGGCTCCTGCGGGCGCTGAGGGCGGCGTGGAAGCCTACCTGCTGGGCATTCTGGCAGAGCTGCAGGCCCTGTCCCGATCCATGCGGAACGGCGACGGAGGGCAGCCGCAGCAGATCAGCATTTCCATCGGTGGCCGTGAGGTTTTCAACGTTGTGGTGAATGAAAACAATCGGGCGATCATGCGAAACGGCAAAAGCCCCTTGAAGGTGGGATAATATGGGAATTTGTAAGAAATGTACCAACGGATATTGGGCCGTAGATGGAAACCCCATCTACGTTCCCACGTCCGTCACTATCGAGAACGACAATATTGTTAGTTCCGATTCCGGGCGCGTGGAAAGCGGCCTCATGTACATCAACTGGGTTCGTCCCACCGTCCGCAAGATCAAGCTGACCTATGAGAAAATCACCGGCTTAGAGGTTGCTTTTATGCACAACCTCATGCAGGGCAAAGAGTTCAGCTTCACCTACTACGACGGCGGACAGATCAAAACCATGTCGGCTTACGCAGGCAAGGACAGCTACACGCAGAGTAACCTCTCGGTTTACCCGAACGAGGGTGGTCTGTACAAAGATTTCACCATCGACGTGATTGAAATGTGAGGTGGGCTTATGTATCCAATTAGTCCCGCTTTTCAAAAAGTGCTTAATAGCAGAACAGGCCGGAACCGTTCAATCGTATGGTGGGGTGAGTTGATTCTCACAAACGGAAAGACGCATCCGCTTACCACCGATACCCTTATGCAAAGCACCGGACACCTCACTACCTCTTGTGAGCTGCCCGGTGTTGGCGGAGTGTACGCAACGGAGTTGCAGGCGCAGATCGTTATTCCTGTCGAACCGCAAATGTTAAAAGGGGCAAAGATTGGCCTGTTTGTCCGGCTCACGTCTTTCGACACCGTTACTACATGGGCGGACGCGGAAAATTTCTCGTGGAGTGACCTTGAATCCCTTATGTGGGGAGATACTTCCAATACGATTTACACGGACATCCCTATGGGCGTGTTTAATGTCACCGATGCTAAACGTGCTATCAACAGCATCCGAATTGAAGCATACGACAATATGGGTAAATTCGACACAGACTTGCCCCGTATGGACAGCAAGGCCCGCACACCATTCGACTGGATGCGCTTGATGTGCAATACCTGCGGTGTTGAGCTGGGCATGACGAAAAACGAAGTCCGTGCGCTGACAAACGGCAGCCGAAACTTCACCTACGCTGACATCAACAGCAACGTGAAAACTTGCCGTGACCTGCTTTCTCAGTTGGCGGCGGCGATGTGCTGCATCGCTGTCGCTGACCGGGAGGGCCGTCTTGTCTTTACGCAGATTCGCGCAGAGGCCGTTGCGAAGCTGACACCTGACGACCGTTTTTCCTCCGAGTATTCGGATGTGCAGCACTATTACACCGGCATTACGGCCCAGTACAAAGCCAAGGCGTTGCAGGAATACTACAAAAACTGCGGCACTCTGGACGACGACGGTTTGATTATCGATTTGGGGAGCAATTCTTTCCTGCAGATCTCCAACGATAGTAACCGTGCCGCAGCAGTACAGGCCATCATTGACACGTTTAAGGGTGTAACATTTACTCCCTTTGACGCGTCCATTCCGTTTAATCCCGCCTATGATTTGTTGGATGTGCTGGCCTTCTCCGGCGGCCATGCGCCCGCAAACAGCCACGGCCCCATTACCAGCATCACCCGGCAGATCGGCGGCGCAATGACCATCCAGTGCGCCACACCGGAAACGCAGTCGAATCCTACCCGTGAAACGGTACAGATTGACGGCCTCAGCGGCGCGGGTTCCATGTCCGGCAAGGTATACGCAAGCAGTGATTTCTGGATCGTAGTCGGCGCGTTTCCTACGGAGGAAACCATTATCGGTGACGATACCGTAACCACCGAACTGACCGTGAATTGTACGGTGGACAACACCTGTACGCAGATCGCGTGGACAGGCGCGTATACGCTCGATGAAGCGGCTACCGTTACGGTCAAAATCCTTGTGGACGGTGAGGAGATCTACAAGGTATCCGACGATCAGGCAGCCGGAAACCATGTGTTGAACGTCACCACCGGCCACAACATCAATACGCAGGGTGAACACGTCGTAAAGGTTATTCTGCGGGAGGACGTATTATGAGTATCAGAATGATTCCCGGCGCTGCCCGGTTGACCGTGCTGGGCAGCGGCTGGAGCGAAACCACCCTTGAATCCGGTGACGCATTCACTGAGGACGGCAAGCTGCTGGACGACGTGGCGAACGATCTCGGCTATGACATCGGTGACGATGTGGACTGGGATCTGATTGCCGGTGATTCCGACATCGATTGGGACGACATCATTTATACCGACGACGAGGGCAACATCTACGATGATTTTGACGGCGACGGTATTTGGACTGATCCCTTGACGGGACTAGAATACCCCGGCGGCGGTACGCAGTGGCTGACCCAAGATCAGCTTCTGGATTTGTCCGACATGATGGAAGGTCTTGCCCAGGATGATGCAGCACTTATGAAGTACAGCATCCCCAACGAAGTCCTGCCCAGTCTGTACGGCGGTAAGGTCAGCGCAGAAACCAATCCGACCGTTACCGGCTCCGATAGACCCCACACCTATACACCCGCTGTTTGGTGTTTCTTGAAAGGTTCTGACAACGGTATTATCTTCCTTGACGAACCGTTCTATCACGGAACCGCGACCGGCGGCAGCATCACCGTCTATGACGAAGCTATCACGATCCGGGACGGCAGCTCTAAGGCGGTTTATTGGTCGAGCTGTACTACGAAGTTCAGTCCGGTGTTGCCCAGTCCTTATAGCGGCTACCCCGAAGCCTATGTTTGTTGGCAGTGCCTATACGGTTCTTTCAGCGATGCGCTGATTGCCAAGAACGATAACACCATCACCCGCGAGGACATTTTGAACGGCACCACGGGGCTGCCCACCATGACCCACGGCGGAAAGACCTATTACGCCGTGAGCATGAAAGCCTGAGAAGGGAGGAAAAACGAATGGCTACACAGACCGAAACTTATAAACTGAACAAGCCCGCTCGGACAGACAAAATTGGAATCGATCTGCTCAATGAAAACATGGACATCATTGAGAGAGAACTGAAAAAGTGTGCTTCCGATTCTGCGGCGGCAAAGGCTTCCTTCTACGATATTGATTTAACCGGGGTCGTAGCGGTTGATTTCGATAGTCTGGATTCGGCGGAGTATTCCAACTCCGACCTTGCTGAATCTGTTGATGGAGCTGCGCTACTCGCTGCGCTTTCTTCCGGCTGCGCAGCTCGCGTTAAGTTTTATTCCGGAGCCAATGAGAGTTTTGTAAAAACTGTAATTCTGGGCAGTCGTACCAGCTACGACTCCGACGAGGGAAGGGTGACGAGATGCGACGGTATTCTGCCGGTCGGTCTATATAACGCCTACGAGATTTATAGTCTTGTCGTTGTCGTTGACGATAGTGGAACATACACTATTATTTTCTACGCGTATCGCCATTTGAACGGCGTAGGTACAGTGAAAACCGTCAACGGTGTGGAGCCAGACGAAAACGGCAATGTCGAAGTTCCCACGGCAGAGGGGACTGTAAAGTTCGTTAACGGTATCGCACCCGATGAAACCGGAAATGCCGTGCTTTTATCCACAACCGGGTTGTCTATCGACTGGGTGAACGGAACCTATACCGAAACCCTGTCCGACGGAACTTCCCACACGGAGGATATTGAGTTTAACGCCAACGGAGTACCGACCAAATTCGGATCGATGGCGTTCAGCATTACGGGAGGATAAACATTATGGCATACAGTAATGTAACGCCCCCCGCGCTACCCAGTTATGATACCACAGCCTATCCGTACCGAGTGACGGTTTTCAATTACGGTGTGGGGGATGAGGATTGGTATCAGGTTCACCTCAGTTATTCGTCCGCTCCCTTCACCTTTGACGGCTCCCATGTGGTGAATAATGCCACATCGTACACGCAGGTCTATGACAGTTCCGACGGTTGGACGGCTGCATATGAAACCGACAAAACCCTTGCACCGGGCTTGTCCGGCAATGTGTATCAGCGAATCGGCACCAATCACGACATACTGGACGGGGCGGGCGGCGTGTGGCTCGCCGCCGATACAGTGACCGAAGTTACTGAGGAACCCGTGGAGCCCCAAACGGGATTTGACAGCATTTCCCACCAAATCGGATTCGGTTTGGGAATGAGCCTTATTGGGAGGCGGATCGCAAATATCATTCGTATGTGTTTGTACGGCGAAACGGAAACCCTTCCGGGGCCGCCCAGCTGGGACAGAGGCACATTTCCTTATGCTGCTGTTTTCAAATACGCCGATTGCGATTATAAGGATGTTGACTACAAGTTTATTGCCAGCACATCCCCGTACCTGTTCAGTCCTACAGGCAACAGCATCATCACAGCTACACAGGTGCGACGCAGGTTCTGGATCTCCGACGACCGTTCGCACTGGATCGATAAAGGTCAGGTGGAGCAAACGGTTGAACAGTATTTAAGCATTTTGGAACTGTACGACGGTCACACCGTCGTATGGACAAATCACGACATTCTCCATGCGGATAGTACCGATGTGTATTTGGCAGCATCGAATCCGAAACTGATTGCGGAATGAGGTGGGGTAGATGGTAAAACACCAGTATAACGGGATTACACTCCCCACCATTCCCACCGGGTACACATACGCTGTTATATCACATCAGGCCAGCTCCAACACATACTTTGTCATGCGGAGCAGTATGCCGTTTATCATCACGAGCGGTATCGTCGCATTCTTCGGGCAATCGCAAGGCAACACATACAAAGCCTATCAAGCGATGGTGGGCGGAGTAAGCTGGGTACAGGTTTCTGTTAATGTCGGTGACGGTACGGGCGCGCTGTACGCCCTTGACCAAACGACAAATATTGTTTGGTCGAGTCACGACATTATGGACTACGACACCCAGGGTACAGGATTCGCCGGATCGACTCCAGTTGAGATCGTTGGTGCAGAGATGCCCGGTGCAGACTGGCTGTACATGACCCCGGCTGGAAAAATCAAAAATGGTAATATCGTCATTACGAAAGGCCGCACGCTCGGCTATTTCTTGATGGCAGGTATTTCCCCGGACAGTGGCATTGTCGCCGTAAGCTGGGTTTGGGATGGCGTAGTGAAAGGCACAGAAACCGACAACGGCCCCGTTCTCAGCGCCCAGTTTACGCCCCCGGCGGATGTTGTGGGCACCCACACGCTGTATATGCAGGTCGGAAACATGATTGCCAATGGTGACTTCACCATCGGCAAATCGAATACCCTCACAGTTACAGTTGTAGAGCCTTACGCAGTACAAGCCGACAGTTTGCTTGCGGGTGTAATGGCTGCACAGTGCGTCCATTCCAATTTGTCGAAATACTTGGCAAAGTCGGGGGCGGAACCGGCAGAAGCCTCTGAGGAAGTCACTACGGCCACGGCCTTTACCGTGCCGCGCGAGGGCCGCCTGAGAGGGGACGCAACATTGCTCGCGTTTGATCCACCTGCGGGTGAGTTCACCGTTGATTTGGAGCTGTCGAAATCTTTGACAATTCCTGAATAAAATAATTTCTCTAAGGAGGAAAACACATGGCAATTACGAAAGTAACCCAGCGTCACGGTGACACCGTGGTTGTTGATCCCGTAACCGACAAGATCATCCGGCACTGGGCAAGGTATTTCTGTGATTCCACCGATCCGCTGCCTGAAAATGCGCAGAACGGCGACAAGCTGACCGAGATGGATACGCAGATCTCCCGGTATTTCTCTGCCGACAAGGGTTGGCAGCCTCCCCGGTGCAGCATCTACGGTGTGAGCTGGGATCTCAGCGTCAGTAACGTTCTGACCCGTACCGACGCATCCGCCGGATTTGCGAACCCCACCCCCTGTATCGCAAGCGTGGGCGGTTCTAGTCCCTTCGACGGCCTCATGCCTTGGGCGGGTATGCAGATCGTCGAGGACGAATTTGCCGGTACTATGGTCGCCATCCCCAAGTTCTACTATCAGATCATCCACGACGGCTCCAAGCTGTCCGTCCGTATCGCGGACGCGCCTGCTGACGGTTTCCACGTTTCTCCCGCCCACGCTGACCGCGACGGCACCGGTGAACGTGACGTTGTGTACATTGCCCGGTATCACTGCTGCGAGGGTTCCGGCACATCCACGACCGGCTCTATGCCTTTGGTCAACATTTCCAGACCTTCCCTGCGCGAGGCGTTCAAGGCACAGTGTGAACATTACGGCGTTTCCGGCTACAGCCTGCAGGACTACGCGATGTTCTGGACTGTGCGCCTGCTGATGCTGGTCGAATACGCAACGTGGGATTTCCAGTCCGCCATCGGCTACGGCTGCGGCAACGGCGAATCCGCCGAACTGTCCGGCTCCACCGATTCCATGCCTTATCACACCGGTACCGTTTCTGAAACCATCGACACCTACGCCGTTGGTGTTCAGTATCGGTACATCGAGGATATGTGGGCCAACGTCGCTGAGTTCATCGACGGCTGGTATCTCGTCCCCAACGAGGAAACCCAGTTGGCAGATGTTTACGTCAATACCAAAATTGACGAGTTCAGCGATGAAACCGGCGGCGTAAAGATCGGCACTATCGACCCCAGCACTGTCAACGGCTTCATCACTGACTGGGCCGTGCCTGACGTTGCAGGCTACACGTGGGCGATGATCCCCAAGTCCGCGACTATGGAGGTCGAAACCATGACCGAATACTGCGCCGATTTCTGTGGGTTCTACG